ATAAAAAATATTACCATAATAATAAAGAATTATCTAAAAAAAGAGTTAGAGAATGGATGGAGTCTAATCGTGAAAAAAGACAGAAGTATATAAAGTCTTGGAGAGGTCTAAATAAGGAACATATTAAAACGTATAAAAAATTTAAGTATGATAATGATTTTTTATATAGACTCATTCATAATGTAAGGGGACGAATTAATCAATTTTTAAAAAGTAAAAACATTAAAAAAAACTACACCACTTTAAAAATTATTGGTTGTTCGTTAGATTTTCTTAAGTCTCATATTGAATCTCAATTTACTGAAGGTATGTCGTGGGAATTAATTGGTAACAAAATACATATTGACCATATAATCCCATTATCATCCGCATCAACTGAAGATGAGGTTTATAAACTTTGTCATTACACAAATCTTCAACCATTATGGGCCGAAGATAATCTAAAAAAATCAAATAAAATTTTAACAAATTAACTATGTCGCATGCAGTAATACATTCAAAATCATCGGTTAAAAAATATGGTGGTGTTTATACAGATTATTTACATCTACACGAATGGCTGGACGAAACTAAACTTTGGATGCCGAGTTCTACCCATAGAATGTTTCGTCATCATACCATGGGAATATATGAAGGAGAAAAAAAGTTTGGGACTCATTTTACCAATTCAGACGGAAAAATTGTGTACACTAGATATATTTTAACAGACCATATTAAAGAAGATTGTTATAATTATGTCCCAACCCCTCGTGAATGGATTATGGCGTTAGAGGCCAAAGAACGTCCGATGTGGATGTTAAGGACTATGGATTTAAACATAGATTAGAATATTTATTAGTATGGAAAATGTTAAAGTTACAGAAGAACAAGCGAAAACATTAAAGTTATTCGCATATTATGCCCAAGGTTATGGAAAAAAAGAAGTTAATACTTCAATCTATAGTCAAGACTGTCAAGAAGATTGGAGAGATGAGGAATGGTTTGGTGATGGTCATACTCGAGTTGAGTCTTATGACGCAATAGATAGTGTCATTGATGAAATTATCGAGGAACACGATTTATTTGAGAAATCGGTATCGGATTGTGATAATAGAGGTCAATTACACATTAATATTGATTGTGTTGAAAGGACTTTAAAAATTGAAGCCTCTGAATGGAGATACGATACAAATGAAAGTGGTGATGTGTTAGAAATGTCTGACTTAGAAGAGGAACATGAAGACCTTGTTAAGATTTTTAATTACATGAAATCGGAAGGTTATAGTGAAGGTGTTGTCACGTTCGCTGGTGGCGGAGATAGTGGTGAGATAAACTCAGGAATAGAATATGATGGTAAATTTACAGAACAAATTCCAAAGGATGTTGAGAGTTTCTTTTACGAATGGTTAGAAAACCATTTTGGTGGTTGGGAAATTAATGAAGGTTCTCAAGGACGATTTGTTTTCAATGCCGATGATGGTAATTTAGAATTAGAATTTGGAGAGAACACTGAAGAATCCTATGGTTTAGGTCAAGTTTTCTATACAAAGTTCTAAAAACATAAAACCCATACCGACCATTTTATTTTATTTGTTTAATAAACTTTCTACATACCGTCCTATCCCGTAGGACATTACTAATAACCATGTCAATGTTATTAGTACCAGTAACCCATTTAGTTGGCATTGTGCCCATGTGTAGTCCTTTTTTATCTTATCTTCTAAGAGTATCACTAGTCCTACCCCGTAATCTATTAGCATTATTATTCCTATTGTTATTAATCCTATTAGTATTGCCATTTTATTTGTTTGTTTTTGTTAGTTTAATTACTTAAAGGTGCTTTAATTGTTGGGTGAGATTGGTAACCTTCAAGTGTAATGTCGTGTAAAGTATATTCTGAAATATCATTAACATCTCTATCGGATAATTTTACTGTTGGTAATGGATATGGTTCTCTTGTTCGTTTAGGTAATTTAGATATATATTCCATTCTTGGTTTATCCATCATAGCATCCATACCTGATTGAATTAAGTGTTCTTGTATTTCTTCTTCTGTAAATTCTCTACCAATCTGTTCCTTTGCTTGTTCAACATGATTTGAGTATAAATGTACATCACCTAAGTTTCCTATTAATTCATCAGGAACCATATTAACTGCTTTTGCAATGATTTCTAATAGTAATCCATAAGATGCAATGTTGAATGGTAAACCTAAGAATGTATCCACTGAACGTTGATTCCACATTAAAGAGATTGCTCTAGTTGGAATTTGAAATTTATCTAATGTTTCTCTAACAGAAAGAATGTATGTTGAATCCCTATTTGTCTTTTCTTCAAATAATTTTCGTCTTTCTTTGTAACTCAACTCTCTTGTATAAACTTGAAATCCATAATGACAAGGTGGAAGAACCATTTGGTCTAATTCACATGGGTTCCATGCGGTAACCATTAATCTTCGTGAATCTGGATTTGTCTTAAGGTCGTTGATTAGGTTTGAGATTTGGTCAATTTTATTATATCCAAACTCTATGCCTTTTTTATCTATTGAATCTCTATATTTTGAAACCTTACCTTTCCAACTTCTCCATTGCTTACCATAAATTGGACCTAACTCACCCCACTTCTTAGCAAACTCATCATCTGTTTTGATTTTGTTGATGAATTCTTCTTGTGATAAATAAAAGAAAGGTTTCTCGGCTTTACCTTCTAAATAAGCATTTATCTGTCCTCTCTTGTACTCCTTTGATGTAGGTTTAACGTGGTCTAATATTGGATAACCCCAACATTGGTCACCATGTCCTTTCACTAATTCTTCAACGTCAAAATTATTTGGGTCAACTTCAAATTGTCTACACCAATTCTTATAAGCATCACCATCCCAAATATGACAACCATTATCAACCAAATACTTGATATTAGTATCTCCTCTTAAAAACCATAACAATTCAGTTGTAATTGTTTTAAAAGGCATTTTCTTAGTTGTTAGCAATGGAAATCCATCAGACATTTTATGACGTATTTGTCTTCCAAAGATGCTGATTGTTCCAGTTCCTGTTCTGTCTGATTTAGACACTCCGTTGTCTAAGATGTCTTGGAGTAGGTCTGTGTAGGTTTTATCTAGGTTGTCCATTATTTTTTTGGGTAAATTCCATTTTTAATTTCTTTTAAAACTCCAGTTTGGTATTTCTTTGAACATTTAGGGAGTTCAAACAATACCCAAAACCCAAATAAAGGTTCTATATCTTTTGGAAGTTTATTCATAACTTTCTATTGTTTCGTTGTTGTATGTTATTGTGATTAGTCGGGTTGGGATATTTGAATTACGAAACAATAAACATGTTTGTGTTTGCGATTGGTAATCTCATCACAGGGAGAGCGTTACTGTTCTCATTAGGTTTTTGCATAACCTCATAGAAACCCTCAGGAGCAATCTTAACGGTACTCACGTTATCCATTCTTTCTATAATTATTGACGCTCCTCTGTGTCCATCTGTTAAGGAAATTGTTTTTTCTTTTGTATTGAAAACTAATGTTTGCATGATATATATATTTTGGTTTAATGTTAGTAATAATAGTGGGGAGAGTCAACCTCCCCCCGTTTGAATTAAATCATCTTCAAGATGACTTCGGTTTTACCGTCCCACTTCACAATTTTAGATTTAGGAACCCAAAATTCTAAAATCCCTATTTCCTCAACTTTTGCCAAGTACTCGTTACGGAAACGTTCTGCTTGACTTGAGTCAGTGATGTATTCAACACCCACGTGTTTAGCACATGTCTTACCCATTTTAGTCAACATAGAGAACTCGTCAGTAAGAGTTTTTGCACAACATACACAAACATCTCCACGTTTTACAGTCATCTTACCTGCGAACTTAACCGCCTTTGGAGATACTGCCAACACCTTAGTGATGTCCAAAAGGATTGGGTTGAATTTCAAACCGTATTGTTCCTTCATCTTTTGTCCGATAGAACGACCAACTTTGATTGTCTCACCAATAGTAGGAATGTTCATCTTACGAGTGTTAGATTTGTCCTCCTCTTTTTGGATTTGGTTAACTGCCGCAGATGTCTGAGGGAAAGTAAGAGTTCCGTAAGACAACAATTTTTTCTTGATGTCCAATACGAAAGAGTTCTCACCTACGTAGTTAGCGATTCTCTTCATGTCCTCAGGTAATTCATCTACCTTCACTTCAGACTTGGTCATTAAGGCCTTCTCAGCCGCAACCAATTGTTTCTCAGTCAAACGACCGTATTTAGATAATGCGTCCTTCATTTTAAGAACGAAAGAGTTAGCACCTTGATAATTCTTGATTTTTGATGTAGTTGTTACTGTAGTTGTCATATGTCTTTGTTTTAGTTTTGTTACACAAAGATATATAACTTTTACCGATTGGCCAAATTTATTTTAAGTTATTTTTCAGCGGGAGTTATAAACCATCTATAAGAGTCTAAATCTATTTCGGAACCTAAAACTTTTTGGAGCTCCAGGATAAACTCCCTACCATCTGTTTTCCTATCATTACTTTTTTTGAAATTATAAAACCCCACTCTAACAACAGGGTTATCCCCTTCCGCAGATATTACCGATTTAATTTCAGGTCGACTAGTTTGTTTAATCGCCCCCTGTATCTTGCGTTCAATTTGGTCTAAGTATTTATAATTTTTAAAGTTGAAGGAAACTCTAACCTCGACACTAAAGAACTTTTTAATTTCCTCAGCAATACGTTCTATCTTTCCGATAGGTCTATTAACAAACGCCTGTATACCTGTCAAGGAATCGTCAACCAACATTTTTCTATATTGGGGGTCAAACTTACCACTATTCTTATCCATCTTCTCACAATCAACCACCAACATTAAATAAAAATCATTATGATGTTGTTCAATTTTAAACTCAAACATAGGGTTACCCATTTGAGCGAAACTTAATATCGCCTTCTCAGGAATTCTATTTGGTGTTATGTTGGACATGATTAATGTGGGTGTTGAAACACAAAGGTAGTATTATCTTTTGACAAATAGTCTCTATTGTCAGAAATAATTTTATCGATAATTCCTCTTTCTAAGTCCTCAGAGAATGGACTAGGGTGAATATACCCATCAGGATTAACAACCATCTTATTGGTCCCCTCAACATTTCCCGCCTTATTAATTGTGATTTCAAATTTTATTTTATCTTTCACTTTTTTAGCGTTTGTTATTGTATAATCAACTTTCTTCTTATCATCTCCCCATCCTATGGTTAATAGTTTCTTAGACCCTTTTAATGCCTTAGCGAACTTATCATTAAAGTTGGGCACTCGATTAGTTTTAACATTAGATAAACTCTCACCATTCATGATGGATTTTATTTCATTAGGTGTCACAGAAATAACCTCATCTTTTATATTACTATCATAAGAATTTCTTCTGGGGTTTGACCCTGATAAATGTTTTGATGTTGATGATGAGTAACTATTACTTACTCGGTACCATTGTTTTTCTATAAATAAATAAATTGGGTACCAATTATATGATGTCACAACATAATACCATTCATTATTACTGTTAATATTCCAATACCCTTCTAAATTAGAACCTTTAAACGGAATTTTACCTGACGTATAATTATACGCACTATTGTTAGGTGTTCTTCTTTGTTTGAAATCTCTATAATGAACAAAGTTCTTACCGTCTATCTTTTCATAATCTCCTTCTGGTCTGTAGTTGGCAGTATAAACCTCATAGTAGAATCTTGCGTCGTTAGAACTTCTACCAATCATTGGCATCATCACCTTAATCAATTCAAGTAATTTTGGTTGGGTTTTGGCCTCCTCCTTATGAGTGTTAAGGTATTTGAACAATCTAATTTCTTTCTCAGACAATGGTTTGTCGTCAGAACCTTCCAATTGTTCTCTTAATATTTTTTTAATTAGATTTTTCATGTTACATATAAATATACATGAAAAAGAATTTGTTACCACACCTCGTAAAAAACGGAAGTATATTTGGTCCCTCTAATTTTGTCTGATAATTTGTTTAATTGTTTTTGTATTTTTGAATTAATATCATCTTCACCTAAGATAGTTGATTCGGTAAACCCAAACATTTCTTTATATAACCCAAGTGATTCGTTTAGGTCCTTGCTTAGTTTATCAAATAATTGATATTGAATGACGACAAACAAATATTCACTGGCCTCAGGGTAATCAGTGTATAAGTAATAGAACCTATAGTCAGGATGGTTCTTGACTTCAGGATAGTTTTTATAAATCTCCTCTACAAACAATCGTAATCGTTTAGGATGAATAAGTTCATTCATAAACACAAAGATAACAAAAAACCCCCACTAAAAATAGTGAGGGTCTTGATTATTTTTTAATTTTTACTTTAAGAATCTTAATTTATATAAAGTCGAATTAAGTAACTTACAAACATTATCAATTTCATTTTGGATGTACGAATCTTTACAACAATCTCTTAAATCTTCAACTTTACTGTATAAGTCTTTAAAGTAGTTAACCGTTGTTGTGGTGTCTTTATAATCCTCAATGTCATATTTTTTATACCCTTTAATAATACTATACTTACCTTGATAAGATTCAATTAAACCGTCAACAATATCTCCAATTTCATCGTAGTATTTATTTAACGCTTTATGTTCCGCAAATGACTTAGTTTGTAAATGTAAAGTATGTGCTTGAGTTCTTGAATGAAACAATAACGACACCATCTCAATAAAATCTTTAGTACCTGTTTTTTGTTCAGAAATCAATCCTCGTTTGGTTACTTCTTCAAATAGTCTATCTTTAAAATCTTGGTTCATAATAATGTTTTACTATAAATACCTAACAATCAAGAAAAATTAATCGTAAAATCATCGTCCATTGAAAACAATTTCATTATGTTTTTTATTTCTTCATTAATGTAATGTCGGATAATGTTTTCAGTAAACATTTTGTAGTCCTCAGGATTAGTTAAAGACAAGGTAATCTCCATAATATCTTCATTAATATTACCAACTTCAATTATATTAAATGATAATTTTATCCCGTCCTCAGATGGAATATTAAAGTAGATTGGTTTACCCCTATAGTATTTAATAAATTGTTCCATGTTAGAGGGGTCTATAATTAGTTATTCATAACTTACTTACCAATAATTAAATCATCAAAACTTAATTTACCCATACCGTCATTTGATGTTTTACTTGAGACTTCGTCATACATAAAGGTTTTAACAACTGAGATAATACTTTGTTCTGATTGAGCAATCTTTGTCTCCATCCAATCTTCAAGTTGTTCTCCGTCCTCCATTTCTTCCCACATTTTATGTGCCAAAGTCGCAATAGTGAACAATTGTTGTTTTGCCATATAAGACCCCTCTTCTTGATTTTCAGTCAAGGAATTTTTAACTCGGTTAGTTAATTTTTCCAATTGTTTTTCCGATATAATAATATTTTTCATGTTAGTCTTTATGTATAAATATACAACATTAATATAAAAAAGGAGGCGATTTCTCACCTCCTTAGTTTGGGGCCGATAATTCAGCGAATCCACCACCTTATTTTTCTAAACAAGGAAACAAAACTATTCAGAAACAAGACCTGTGTCAACTTTTGTAACAACACTATCCGCATTTGGTTTGGTTTCAACAGTCTGTTCGGTTTGAGTTGGTGTTAACAAATAATCATAACCCTCCTTCAACTTAACCACTGTAAAAGCAAACATAAGAATAATCCCTATTAAAATCAACTTAACGACTTGTTTCCAAGTCTTAAATAATATGTACAAAATCACCGCTAAAAATATAAGAAATCCCATGATATTTTATTTTTATTTTGTTACTAATGCCTCTACTTTACTTTTCATGTGGTCAGCTAAACCATAACTATCTACTGATGTTAGTACGATTGAATCAACTAAGTGTTTGAATGGGATGTGTACTAAAAAGTCCACTCCGTTGAAAAACGTTAAATCATTCTTAAGTTCCAAACATCCGTGGACCATTTTAAGGAACAATTTGAACTGTGTTCCGTCCACGAATGTTTCGTTTACCAATTTACCGAATTTCTCGTTCTCAATTCTGATGTTGTATGTTGAAGTTGTCATATCTATTTGATTTATTCTACAAATTTACAAAAACTATTTCATATTTCCTAATGCCTCGATAACAGAATCCGCACTATTTCCTCCTATAGATACTTGAGCGACAGTGAACACGATTTTACCATCAACCTCTGAGTAGTTAAGGATAACCGCACTTCCGTTAGGGTTTTTTACCACCATTTGATTTCTGTTAGTACTAACGTTATTAACTTTGTTACCGCCAAAATCAATATCAGAATTTCTGTAACGTTTGAACGCTTCACCGAAAGCATTATTACGAACTTCGTTATCTTTAATTTTTCGGTTATGAACTTCCCACAAGTTTTTAACGTAGTCCTCAACAATTGTTACAACAGGTTTGCCTGTTTTGTAATAAGACCTAATCTCCCCATTACCAACTCTAACTTTTAACTTATAACCATGACTCTGACTTCTCCAACCATTTTTTGGAGTTGTCATGTGCTCTTCAACAGAAACAGTAATACGATTGTTAGTCTCTCCTTCAGGTAGTTCACCCTTATAAACAATTTGAGAATTGTTATGGTTCTCGGAAATTTCCCCAATTTTAACTTGGTCATAACCAATACGGTTACCTTGAGAGTCTAATTTATAAACGTTTACAGGCCAAGTTTGAATATTCTGAGTTTTAACCAACTCAAATTTATCGGAATGTTTTTGAATTTCTTTGAAGTACCTATCCCACTCAGACTCGATTTTTGTCTGTTCAGATTTGAAATTATCCGCAGTTTTTTGAGCTGAGGCGATATTGTCTTTGATGTGTTTTTGTTGGTGTTCTTTTAGGGTCATGGTAGAAGTTTTTGTGTTTGTTTTACAAATATACGCACAATATTTTAATTGGCCAAATTTATTTAAAGACTAAATATCCGGTGTTAGACCCTTCAAATTATAGGTCTCTTCCAACTTTATCTTTTGTATTGATAAGGAGGTTGTGGGGTGTTAGACCCTTCAAATTATAGGTCTCTTCCAACTTGACGAAAATATCTTGAGCCGTTTCTGGTCGGGTGTTAGACCCTTCAAATTATATGTCTCTTCCAACCATTTTATAATAACGACTTTTATTTGTAGACTTTTCATATCAAACATGGATTCTAAAAATGACCAAATTTCGTAATAATTTATGTAAACGTATTCATTTTTTGAATCCTGATAATAATAAAATAATGGTAATCTGTCTTCATTAACATAATATGTTTTATTATCCATAACGATTGGTTTTAAATTCCCAAAGTTATTATTGAGCCATGTTAAAGCGACCTTATCTAATTTATTTTCTGTTATAATGTATTTCATTCAATAATAAATATTCATCATTATCAAAATATTATATAGATTGTTTGGATTCCCTATCAATGTCTCTTTCTTTAATTGTGTTGCGTTTATCCCATAGTTTTTTACCTTTAGCCAACACAATATCCATTTTTAACAATCCCCTGTCATTCTCATATAATACATGAGGAATGATTGTATAACCCTTAACCAACTCTGATTCAAGTTTTCTTAATTGTTTTTTCTTCAATAACAATTTTTTATCGGTAGCAATATTATCATTCCCAATTCCTTGGATAAGAACCCCTTTCATATATAACTCCCCATTATTAAAATAACAGAACGAGTCGGTCATAGAGATTTTTCCTTCTCGGATTCTCTTCACCTCAACACCAGTTAATTTAATACCTGCCGATAATGTTTCCTCAATAAAGTACTCAAACTTAACTTTTCTATTCTCAATACGAACTTTTGTCTTCATAATCACAAAGGTATATATAAAAAACAAAAAACCCTAACAAATTCTTACATTTATCAGGGTTTAATATTAACCAACTAAGAAAGGGGTTGTTGGGGCTATTTAGGTTATAAATATAACAAACTTTTCAAAAAGAAATATAGTGTTTAATATTTTATTATAAAAACATAAGATATTTATAAATATGATATTAAAAATCAACAATAACAAATTTAAAGTGATGGTAATGATGACTCAAAAAGATACTCAAAAAGGTATGATGGGTCGTGACTTTGATTCTAACTTTAATGGTATGTTATTTCTAATGGACAAAGGTCCTCACGGTTTTTGGATGAAGGATTGTATTATTCCATTGGATATTATTTTTATTGACGGTAATACAATAACTAAAATACACCATAGTTGTCCGCCATGTAAATCGGAAGACTGTCCTAGTTATGTCGGAACAGGAGATACTATTTTAGAACTTAGAGGTGGTACCTGTAGGGAATTAAGTATTAAAGAGGGCGATGTTATCCGTTATTAATCTTACTTTGTAAAACTCTCACAAATTCATTTTGAATCATTTTTGTAAATTTAACATATGGAGAGTCCTCACTTTCAGAATCGTATTTATAAGCTCCTGATGGTGGTCGTTTTGACCTTCCAAGATAACTTAAACCCGAAATGTTAGTGATACATTTATGACCCCCACTGTTAGCCTGAATCAAATCCCAAGCATTAATTGTTATCTTATCTAACATTAATCTATGTTCTTCAGGTAACTCTGTGAACGGTATTTCCATCATTTTCCCAATATGAGTTAATGTTTCTCTACCGTTGTCCATTGTTTTGTACTTGTTACCATATAAAGCAACAAAGTCTTTAAATGTAAAACCAACAGACTCAGGTCCAAAACCTTTTGACCTTTCCGATATCCACTTAATTGTTGATAATGGGATTTCTTTTTCTTTTAAACTACCTTCCCATTTAGAAAGTACTTCTTGGGCAATCTCACCTAAGTTAACTCCTTTTAATTCTCTTTCTTTCTTATAAGGATTACAAGACGCTTGTACCAAACCTAACGGCCAAGCAATAACAATAAAATCCGCTTCAGGATTATTTTTGAATGGCGTATATCTGTCATAAGACCCTGGCTTCATCATATTCCCACCACCGTATTGAACAATGATATTTCCCTCAACTTTAACATTGGGACTAGTTTTCATTTGTTTAATATATTCTTCTTTATTCTTTTCTAATTCAGGTATTTTTGCGTACCCCTTCTCAACCATAATTCTCTTAATGTTCTGTAAAATGTTCATTAATGATGGTGTAGATTTCATTATAAGTTCCTCCAAAAACCCTGGTTTGTTTTTAAACGCTAACAATAATTTATTAGCAACCAAACCTAACGCCATTTTGTTTTTAGCTAAAGACGAATCCTTATCTAACTTAAATAAGTAATTAATAACTTGGTCAACAGAAATATCATTCATCGCAAAGTTTGCGGAGTCGACAGTTGAAATTAAAAGGATATCAGATGATGGGAATAAATCTCTTGGTGATACAATTTGTGAAATAGTTTCAACATTAGACCTAGCTTGTCTAAAATTTGTTGTTGTTCCAGATTCAACTCCCGCCTGTCTGTCATGATGGTCAAGGTGAATTGTAAACATAGGCTTTGAATGGGCAAAATCGCATAAGCAATATAAAATTTTCTTATCAGGGTCGGATTTCTTTAATGACCACTCTTTATCTCCATATTGAATTATTTGAGCGTCAATAACATTAAACCCTTGATTCTCAAAATAATGTTTCATACCAACTGCACTAACAATTCCATCTAGGTCCTGATGTGATACAATAACAACATCATTAAACATTTTCTTTAATTTATTGATGTCTCGTATACCGCTTTCTTTAATTAACTTTCTCATATTGTTATTTCTTTCAATTCAATTGAACATTTTTTACCTTTAGATAGGTTTTTAGATTTTTTAATAACTTCTAAATTTTTATACCCTCCTATTATTTTAGGTGATACCCCATTCTTAAACCCCTCATATAATGAATATTTATGGTCTAAGTGATAATCATGTCCTCTTTCATAATTATTTTGATTAATTAAAAAATAATATTTTTTGTAAGATTTTTCACTATAATACCATACCAAAAATTTAAATCTTTCCCAGCCATTTTTATTTTTTACCGCGTTATCTAATTTGTTATTTTCATAACATTGTCGACATCGTTTTCCTTTATCCCAATTATTCCAAGTTGTTGTTAATTTATGATTATTATTACAAACAATATTAAGTTTAAATTGAGACCTATTAGAGGACATCATATATTCTTGCTCAATCGAATTTAATTTATATTCAGAATTTTTTATTGATTTTTTTATCTTATAGAACGGTATAAAATTTTTTTTAATTTCATATTCAGATATCTTACTTCTACAACTTCGACAAGTTTGGTGTTCTATCGTATTATATTTAGTTCTACCATCAAAAAAAACACTTGATGTTGTTGAATTAGTTTTATTTGTTTTACAAACATCACAAGTATATAAAACAATCCAACCCGTTTTTTTTTCAGTTAACAAAACGTCAGTATTCACCAATTCATATCTATTAATAATCTTTACATTATCAACTCTCTCAAATTTAGGTCTCCAAACTGATTTAATCATATTACACTAATGCGCTAATAACTTTACTTCCGGTTCCTCCTCCCCCACCTCCAAATAATGACATTAATGCCGATACTGGGTCCATTCCTCCTCCTCCTGAAGTTTGAGCGGTAGAACTTGTTGGTGGTGGTGGTGGTGGTGTCTCTCCTCCACTTTGTGTTAAATCTTGTTCGGCATATTGTTTGGATTGTTCAGTTTTTTCATACTCAGCAATTCTATCTTCCATATTACCATATTTTTCTTCTAATTCGTCAGGACCAACAAAGTTAGCCAATCCTAAAAAATCTAACAGTCCTAAATACCATTTAGTTCTTCTCATAAGTGACCTTGTCGCTCTATTACCAAAAAGTCTACCCATACCACCTGAAACATATTTATTAGCAAAAGATTGACCCTCACCTTTATAATCCCTAAAACCTCTAAATGAACCTTGTTTCTTTAACTCGGTCGCTAATAATTCTTTTTCAGATTTACTTAATGCGGATTCACCTTTAGCAACAAGTTTACTTGTTATTTCACTTGATGCTTTCATCTCTTTACTAGCTTTACCAAAAATATTAACAAACTCTTCAACAACTTTAACTAATCCTGTCCCTAATAAAGGAACTTTTCCAACTGAGGCCCTTAACATTCCAACTAATTTACTTCCCCAAGAAGGTACCTTCTCAACTAACTTAGCAATCGGACCTCCCGCAACTCTTGCAGTTTTTGCCATCTTAGTCGCATCTCCTGCAATAGTTGCCGCCTTAAATGCTTTAGCCGCTCCCCCACCAAATTTCATAACACCTATAACGGGTTTTGCAATTAAATCACCTAAGTAAGGTACCGCTGATATCCAAGATAAAATTGCAAATAATTTATCTCCTTGTCTCCAATAACTAATACCATTAACGGTGTCTACAACACCTGTTGGGTCAAATATACCCACAATATCTCCTAAGGTATTATACCAACGAGATTCTGTAACCAACATAGCCTTTTCAGGATAGATTACTTTTAAAAATTCAAGGACAAATTGTCTATCAATACCTGATAGTTTATTCCATTTTTCGTCAAGAAGTTTTAATTGTTCTTCTTTGTATATTTTAACCATCGTTTCTTTTAGTTCCGATTCGGTAAGTGATAATTTATTCATATGAAATGTTTTTATTTATAAATATCATAGAAACAAAAAAAGAGGATATTATACCTCTTTTTAAATTTTAATCTATGTTAGTCAATGGTGGGTCTTTAAATATCGCAAAATGATTATCCTCAACTTTATAGTTTTTGTTATTGAAGATTAACATATCCTTAGTATTGGTGAATATGATGTAGTCTAAAGGTTTACTTTTATAATTCTTCATTTGATAAGAATTAACAATGTATTCATTTGTTTCCTCATTAACTTTACTCCATATTAATGGTTTTATTTGAGCATATTTAACTCCATTTGGAGTTGTTATTTCGATGTCCTTCCCATCGTACCTATCTTGGTTTGACCCAGAACAAAATTGTTTAATGTTTGATGAGTCGATATTAAATGGGCTAGTAATTAATCTTTGAATTGTTAAATTTTCTGTTTTTGTTCCCGAAGTATAAGATTTTATATTAAGGGCAACAAGTTCTTTTAACCTATCCCCGTCTTTAAATAATCGACTACCATTAGTTGTTATCCATTCTTCAAACTTACTAATCGTGACTTCATCAGGTATATGACTATTATCAAATACTCCGTGCATATACCACTCAATTAATTTTTTAATAACCATCGGATTGGTGTCGAAGTAATTTAAAATTGACCATGTTTGGTTTGGTACATTTGTCCCTTCGATATTAATTAATCCAACTTCACTATTACATATTCCTTCACTATTAACAAAACTATTCTTACCTAAATTATTAGGATAAAGATTGAGTAGAGTATTGGTAATGAATTTAGGGAATCCTGATATTTTTTTCTTTAAAAAGTTTTCATCTAGTTTAATTTCATGTGTCTCAAGTTCTCCCTTTATCTTATCGTATTCATCAATTGTGATATATGGAACGTTACCGGATTTGGTTATCTTAACTAACTCTAATGGAAATTCAAAAGTCTCATTTGTTAAAACATTAATAAGTTTAACTTTAATTGTAACATTAGTATCCTTTAACTCTTTAAGTTTATTAACGTCATCTTGATTAACACCATTAATATAAACAAAAGTTCTTTGGTTTTTTGTGTCGGGATTAAAATTAGTGTACCTCACCTCAATGTCCTCAGGAAACTCTATATCAATTTGTTGTTCAAGTAATAATTTAAAATATTGACCCTCTGTTACTAAAATTTTCATAACTATAAATATATGGAAATAAAAAAAGGGGTAGACTAAACCCCTTCTTCAAAAACTAATTTATTTTGTTTCTTCTCATCAACAAATGCTTGTATTCGTTTACGAGATATTTCACAATAATCAGGACTTAATTCAATCCCAATCCACCGTCTATCTAATATCTCTGCCGCCACACATGAGGTACCACTACCTGCGAATGGGTCAAGGATAACGTCATTTTTGTATGACAATATCTTAATGGCTTTTTTTGGAATGTCAAGACTAAAAGTCGCCTTTGTCATAGGTCTTGAATCGTTAAGATATTTCCATTGTCCAAATACCAATTCCATAAAATCTTTTTTGTCCACATCCTCATAAACAACTTTTTTCTTAATTGTTCCATCCTCTTGTTCAATATCAGTTGGAACTCCCTTCCATTGGGGTTCTCCCTTAGTTAATTTTTTAGGTGAATTTTTATAAGCAATTATTAAACATTCTTTTGGATTATACAAATAAGGCTGACTAGGACTCATCCAACTCCCCCAAGCAGTTGTTTTACTTCTATGAGGACTATCTTCTTCTAAATCAATAAGACCAAACCAATTAAAACCTATTTTTTTCATAACATTCCATATTTCGGAAACTATAAAAATTCTGCCACCTCTCTCTTTTAAATTTATCTCATATGGAAGATTTACACATATTCTCCCATCATCTTTTAATACCCTATATGCCGAACTTAACCATTTTTCTGAAAAATTTAAATATTGATTTATAGTTGTGTTATCATCATATGTGTCATAATTAATATTTACCGAATATGGGGGGCTAGTTACCACTAAATGGATTGAATTTTCAGGAAGTTTTGACATAACTTCCACGCAATTTCCCACAATAACTTGATTCAATACTTCTTCTATATTCTTTATATCGTTCATAATATTCTTTTTTCCTTGTTAATTCAATTTTTGAGTCATCATAAAGATAAGATAAAAACTCAATTATTCCAACTATATTATTAATTTTAATCGTATATCTATTAGTGTGTAGAAAGTCACATTATATTAGTAGTTTCTCCATAAAGTTTCGGTTTTAGTTTTTTTATTGAAGTTTCCGTCCATTGTCTTAACTTCAAATTTTATTTTAGTAAACCCGTTCTCAGTCAATCTATCATATAACTCACAATCATATCCACTGATTAGTATTTTTGATTTACTTTCTATAACTGCGTCTAAAAATGAAACGTGACCTTCTCTATCCATATCAACTTTATATCTCGCATCTGTTCTTGTTGATTGTTCATATGGTGGGTCACAATAAATTAATGTGTTTGGATTGTTATATTTATTAATTAAAGAAACACCATCTGTATTAGATATTATCACTTTAGATAATCTATCATGTAACTCCGGTAATCTATCTATTGAGGATAGATAATCCGAAATTGCTTTACTCATACTTCTTCTAATGTGTGTATTAACTGAGAAACCTCCCATTCCATTATGGGATGTTCTATTTGTGTAGAAGAAGTAAAATGCTCTATCAACAAGTGATAACTTATTTTTTAGTTCTTCTTTAAACTCTTTTCTAATGTCGTCAGAATAAAAAACCAAATCACATTTGTCCTTAAATTCTTTAAATAGTTCTGTATTAGATATTACTTTATATAAAGAATATACATTCTTTTCTAAATCGTTGTATATCTCAACATTACATAATGGTTTTTTAAGTCCGACAATGTACGTCCCTCCAAAAGGTTCAACGTATGTTGTATATGTTTCTTTTGGGAATTGTTCTATAATCTTATTATAGAATCCTCCCTTACTTCCAAAGTACCTTATAGGTGCGTTCATTTACTTTCTAATGTTTTAATGTGATGTTCTAAATAAAATAACGCTTTTTTTAAATCTTCAATTTCTTTTGTATGGTCTTTCTTACCCGCTCTTGAGATATATTTTACTGTATTCCCAAGTGAAAATCCTAAGTCCCAAGCGTCAATCACTTTTATGGCCTCGTAAACGTTCTCCGCTCCTCCGTAATGTTCGGGATGGTCTACTTGTTCTTTATTCTTTTGGTTGTCCATAACTAATTGAGTGTTCTTCTTGTTCAGGAATCGTTAATAAATCAATCATATCAATAATAACTCTAAGTTTTGTTATCATCAAGTTGTTTCCTGAATAAGAATGTTTTCTTTCAAAGTTAATACCCTTAACAATCATTTTTAATCCACCAACAACAACTCCTGTTGGGTCCAAATACTCTAAGGTTATATCAGTAATCTCCAATAATTCTTTTGGGTTATATGTATCCATAACCGTTTCAAAAAACTCAGTTTTGAAAATGATTGTCTCACCTTCATTATACATTTTGTACTTTCTAAACAAGTACGGGTTAATGTTTATCGGATGGGTTCTAATAATCCATCTATTTTCCATTAAAGGCTCAATAGGTCTAAATTCTATACTCATTTTTTTACTTCTCGTTTATATTAAATTTTACTTCTTCAGTTTTACCATTAGCTCTTGACTCCATCATTTCAGATGTAAGTTCGTATTGTTCATCATTTTGATACTCCCTTAATAATTCATCACTAGTTAGAATTCCATTGTATTTTTTTGCCACCTCATCAAAGTTTTTCATACTAACATTGGTATACATGTTGTGGACAGTCTCGGCTAGTTCATCCGCCATGTTAATTGTTTCACAAATAACTTTGACTATTTCATAAGGGTTTGCGTTTGACGCTGGTCGTCTATCCTCAATATACCCTTTCCACTCTTTAGCCGTTGACACGGGAACTCGAATAGACGCTCCTCGGTCACTGATACCCCAACTAAACTTATCAATTGATTGTGTCTCGTGTCTACCTGTAAGTCTTAGTTCATTATCAGAACCATATACCTCAATATGCTGGCGTCTTCTTGACTCTAACGAATTGAATAGTGCGGTGAAGTATCTTACCCCTCCTTTATTTCTCATTTTATCTGTTGAGAAATTTGTGTGTAATCCAGAACCATTCCATTCGCCATAGATAAGTGGTTTAGGATGGTAATCAATATAATAACCATATTTTTCCGATAATTTTTCCATAAAATATCTTGACATCCAAAGGTCGTCTCCCGCTTTTATCTTACCCTTAGAGAACACTTGATATTCCCATTGTCCTAAAGCCACCTCAGCGTTAACTCCTGTTATCTCAATACCCATTCTTAAACAGAAATCCATATGCTCCTCGACAATATCTCTACCAACAACATTAGACCCAACACCACAATAATACTTTCCTTGACCTTCAATCGACCCTTCACGATGTCCTAACACTGGTTTGTATTTACCTTCACGAATAAAATATTCTTGTTCAAATCCAAACCACATATCACTATCTTCTTCACCTAACTTAGCTCTTTGATTTGTTTCATGAGGCGTCCCATCAGGATTCATAACCTCACACAAAACGTAGATTTTAGAGGTATCGACCCCTGACCAATAAAGTCTTACAGGTTTTAAAATACCGTCAGAACTATTACCTTCCGCTTGTAATGTTGACGACCCATCAAAATTCCATTCAGGAATGTCCTCTAATTTATGGATTTGTCCTCCAACAACTTTAATTTTACTTCTTAGATTTGGTTCAGGTGTATACCCGTCAAGCCATATGTA